AGACAAAGCAGAACGCAATGGTCAAGGCACAGGAAATGCTCGACCGCGAGACCGACGATGTAGCCAACTTCGACGATATGGGCATTGATGCCCTGCTTATCGACGAGGCACACGAATACAAGCACCTTGGTTTCGTCACCGCCATGCAGCGCGGTGTGAAAGGTGTTGACCCCTCATATAGCAAGAAGTCGCAGGGTGTGTATCTCAAGACGCAAGCCGTACTGGAAAACAAGAACGGCAAGAATGTGGTGTTTGCCACTGGCACGCCCATCAGCAACACCGCCGCAGAGATATGGACATTCATGCGCTACTTGATGCCAGCCGACACCATGCGCGAGTATGGCATCTACTACTTCGACGATTTTGTTCGCAACTTCGGCAACATTCAGCAGATGTTGGAGTTTTCCACCAGCGGCAAGTACAAGGAGAACAACCGCTTTGCCGGATATGTGAACCTCCCCGAACTTGTGCGTATATGGGCAGGTGTAGCCGATACCGTTCTTACACGCGAGGCTGGCGGTGTGAGCGACAAGATACCCAGGATGGAGGGCGACAAGGCACAGGACATCTACTTGCCACAAACCAAAGCCCTGCGCGGTGTGATGAAGTTTGTGAAAGACCAACTCGATGAGTATGAGCAGATGAGTGGCAAGGAGAAGAAAGAGAACAGCCACATTCCGCTTGTGATGTACGGCATAGCGAAAGCAGCCGCCGTTGATGCCCGTCTTGTGCTTGAAGATGCAGCCGACGAGCCGAACAGCAAAACCAACGAAGCCGTGCGCCAAACCCTGCGCAGTCTTGAAGATACCAAGGAGTATAACGGCACCGTTGCAATCTTCGCCGACAACTATCAGAACAAGTCAACAGGTTTCAACCTTTATGAGGACATCAGAAAGAAACTCATTGATGCTGGCGTACCCGAAACGCAGGTAGTTGTGATGAAGTCCGGCATGAGCATCAAGAAGAAACTTGAACTGTTCGACAAGGTGAACAGGGGCGATGTACGTGTGATAATGGGAAGTACCTTTACACTCGGTACAGGTGTGAACATACAGGAGCGTCTGCACACCCTTATTCATGTCGATGCACCTAACCGACCGATGGACTATACCCAGCGTAACGGTCGCATACTGCGTCAAGGCAACCTGCATAACGAATGGGGAATACCAGTGCGTGTCCTCCGTTTCGGTGTTGAGGACAGTCTTGATGTAACCGCCTATCAGCGTCTGAAAACCAAAGGCGCGATTGCGGACAGCATCATGGAGGGAAAGAAGATGATGGGCAACTCGATGGAAAACCGTGTGCTGGAGGAAGAGCAAGACCTGTTCGGCGACATCACGGCGCAGTTGTCGGGTAGCCAGTATGCCCTGTTGAAGAGCCAAGTTGAGAAAGAGGTCAAGAAGTTAGAGGCACGAAAGAAACAGTGGGAAGCCGACCAAACCTACGTCCACAATCAAGAGCCAAGACTGAAAGCACTCATCAAGGATGCCGAGGAACGAGCCGGGCAGAACAAGGACGCACTCGCCAAGGTTGAAGCCGCCAAGATGGATGGTATCACCATCGGCAAGCAGCACTTTGCCAACCTCGATGCGATGGCCGACTACATCAAGGATTACAACAAGAAGCAGCGCGAACGCCAAGAACAGGTACGCACCGCTTCATCCTACGATGCCAAGACAGAGAGCGACTTGACCGTCAATATCGGTGGACTTGACTTCCATGTGCATAGCACCATCAGCAAGGAGAGCAAGAAAGAAACAGGGCAACTGTCACTCTCATTTGCCGCCAAGACCAAAATGACATACTCATGCCCCGAATTGGGATTGGAAGAAATACCTGTTGACGGTCAGCGATTGAAATCCGCTTTGGAGGAAATCGTGAGCGACGTAATGACAGGCGACTGCTTCCGTGAGAAAATCGAATATGCGGAGCGAGCCGCCGAGCGTTACAAGGGCGAGTTGAAACAGGTGGAGGCACGCGACGGCAAGCCGTTTGAGTATGCCGATGAGTTGAAGCAAGCCAAGGAGAAACTTGCCGAGTATGAGGAACTGATGAAAGCAGAAATGGCAGAGAAAGAAGCCAAGTATGCCGAAATGGATGCATCTGTAGAAGCGGCAACAGGAGTACAACTCTCCGACGAGGACAGCGAAGTGGAGGGGACAGACAACGCATCGTACCGCTTGCGCGAAGATGCACCGCCGACAAAGACAGGCATCGGATATAAGGTGTTTGTTCTGAAAGACGGTAAACTCTATCCCCCGATGGTAGCCAACCCCAACGGCGAGGCAACCCCTGTCGGCGTATGGCTTGATGCCGATGCAGCCCCGATTGCAGGGCAGAGCAAGACAGGCAGACCGCAGGTAGCCGCAGGTGGTAAAGGAACACAAGGTGGTAGTGGTAAACTTGCCTATCGCCCCGGTTGGCACTTGGGCGAGATACCCTACGCGCTCCAGTTCAACAGACTGAACCCCGGGACAGGCGAGAAAGAACTGTTCCCTGCCAACTTCGTGTGGGCAGAGGTGGAGTATGCCAACGATGTGGACTACCAAGAGGAAGCCATGAGTTACGGCATGAAGCCAAACGGCAAGTTCCAACATTCGCTTGCCGGACTGCCCCGACTGCCCGAGAATGGCGCATACCGTTACAGGACGAACCCCAATCCCGAAACCGACCCTTGGATTATCACTGGTGCCATGAAAGTGAACCGCGTGCTTACACCGAGCGAGGTTGACGAAATGGTGGAGGCAGCAGGCCGTGAGCCTCAGCAGCGACAGGCAGGTGCTGTCACCGATGAGCAAATTACCGAACTCAACAAGGCCATTGCACACTCCATGCAGGAAGATACCGACATGAAGCGCAAGACCGTTGAACAGATGGGCGCAAAACTGAACACGCCTATCACCATCATTGAGGACGGCAGCACCTACAAACACGCCAATGCCAAGATACAAGCACGTCGCCGCAGGGCAAAAGGCTGGTATGACCGCAGTACCGGCGAGGTCGTTGTGGTGCTATCCAACAACCGTGATGTGGAAGATGCCGCCGCAACGGTCGGCCATGAGGTAATCGGTCACAAGGGACTTCGTGAACTTGTCGGCGAGGAGCGTTATGGAGACTTCCTCGATGAGGTGTACAACCACTTGCGCGACGACTTGAAGAAACAGGTTGACGAGCGTGCAGGAACGGCATTCCTTTATGATACAGCCGAGAACAACGAGAAAGCCAAGAGTTACGATGAACACCGCCGCGAGCAGACTGATGAACTTATCGGCGACATGGCACAGAAACCATTTGACGAGTTCACAGATGGCGAGCGCACTTTGTGGCAGAAGATGTGCCACATCATCCGTCGCTTGCTTGACAAGTTCTTGGGCAGTCTGAAATTGCCGAAGTGGTTTACCATCGGCGACAATGAAATCCGTTATATGCTTTGGCGCAGCAAGGAGCGGCTGGAGCGTGGTAAGGAGCATCCGATTGACTTTGCACGTGACATGGTGAAGCGTGAGGAGTTGGGACTGACCGACGAGGCACGTTATAACATGGGTGATACTCCCGAGACATTCAAGGCACGTCAGAGACGAGCCGTAGAGCAGAAAGGTGTTGTCATGTCAGGACTGAATAGTGCAGAGGTCAAAGTGGTTGGTGATATTCCAAGACACCCTTATACAGGTAGCATAGCGGAGGCTACGAGACAGGCAATAGATGCAGCCAAGGCGAAGTATGCGCCTAACGGTGAGCCGAGGACATTGCATTACAATAATTTTGGTGCAGAGTTCGACTATTCTATTTCGGGGAATGCGATTGAGACCGTATTAAGTTCAAAGCATCAAGGTAAGAGCGTGAATAAAGGTGTTCACCTTGCATTGGCAGAACACCTTGACAGGGTTATTGGCGAAAGTATAGAGGTAGAAGAACACCCCGACCGTCTAAAGACTGGTAATGAACGCGACAATAGAAAAATCAATCCTGATGCATTGATGCACCGTTTTTATGGCGTTGCGAGAGTTGATGGTACAGATTATCGTGTTATGACTTTGATGAAAGAAGAAAGCCGACAGAAAGAAAGCAATGGCATCCACTCATACGAGGTGCAAAAAATCGAAGTGCTCGACGAAGAAACGCCGAACACTCCGAATGGTGTGGGTACGCCTAATAGCGAACTTGAGGCCTATCCGCTTGCAAAGGTAATAGAAAATGTTGATAAAACAATGGAAAGCGGCAAAAAATTGCTTGAAGAAAGCAAGTTAGCCGATGAGGACACCGCTTTGTACCGCGAGGGCGAAGATTTGTCAAACCTCCGTTTACGTCCGCTGGCTGATGGCGAGGTGTGCCATTTGGAACGCCGTTTCAACGAGGACAAGAGCATACAACTGACCGGTAGCCGTGCGAAGATAAAGAGCATGGACGATGTGGCTTATCTGTTCCGCTCTTTGGAGGATAAGGCTGTGGAGCATAGTTTCCTTGCTTTGGTGAAAGACGGCCGTGCAACGGTCATTCATACAGGTATGGGCAATGCCACATCAACAATGGTTGACAGTAGTTCGCTTGCTGTGTTGCTGGATGCCATACAGCCCGACAAGGTGTATTTCGTTCACAACCATCCGAGTGGCAGTCTGAAACCATCTTCGCCCGACCTACGGACGGCAGAGAACATAGAGAAGATGCTTGACGGACGTGTGCCGCTGGAGTGTCTTATCATTGACAGTTACCGCCATGAGTATGTATCGTTTGACGGATTAGGCACGGAGACGTATGCCATGCCCGAAGAACGGACGAGCAACCGCCGCGTGCAGTTGTACACCTTTGACCAGCACGTCTTTGATAAGGATTGGAAACCCTCAACCATTTCTTCCGCGCATGACATTGCAGGGTTTGTGGCATCGGAGCGACTTGGCGAGCGCGACAAGGTTTGCTGCCTTGTGCTGAACAATCGGAACGGCATTGTCGGCAATCTGTGTCCGTCGGTTGTTTCCTTGGCAGACCTTGACAAGGAGCAGTTGCAGACACTTGTGCGTGATGCCCTGCTGATGGGCGGCAAGTCGCTGGCATTCTACGGCAACAACATTGACTTGAACGGCACGGAGTTGTCGCGTATTGGGAAGCAGTTACAAGCCCTTTCGGGTGGCAACCTGCGCATACTCGATGCGCTGAACCTCTCTCGTGGCGGCAATGGATATACGTCGGCAATGGAATTGGGTAGGCTTTACGAGTCTGAACCCATATACAATGAGGCGCACGATGATGATGTGCCTCGTGCCATTGCCCGTGCTGCCTACGAGCGCATGGTGAGCAGTGCTAAGAACCAGTTCGCGGAGGCTGTGCAGGACAGCATGCTCTCGCTGAAGAACCTCTACAAGGCTATCCTTGACGCGGAGGGTAAGAGCAAGAGCATAGAGGACGTTGCCAGTTATGAGAATGCCTACCTTGCCGAGAACCGCATGGCAAGCATGAGCGAGGCACAGGTTGGTGTGTGGCACAAGGACTACATGGAGCCGCTTATCAAGGAAGTGTCAAGGCTTGCTCCCGGCAAGATGGCATACGAAAAGCTGACAGACTACATGATGGCGAAGCACGGACTGGAGCGTAACGAGGTGCTTGCCCGCCGTGATGCCGAACGTGCCGCCTCGGAGAAATATGATGCACGGATAGCCGAACTTGACAAGGCACATCAAGACGACCCACCCGACGAAGCAATTACCGATGCTTTGGACGAGGCCAAGCGTGCAAGACAGGACTTCTTGAACAGCGAGGCGATGGCCAACAGGGAGCGTGACTATGCCGGCCTAACCGCATTGACAGGAAAGGAAGAGGTTGCGGACGCAGAGTTGGAGGCTCGCCGTATGGTTGATGATTACGAGCAGGCGCATGAGACAGATGCGCTATGGAAGGCCGTGAATGCCGCGACGCGGAGCAGTCTTTACAAGATAGCCGAGAGCGGCATGATGTCGGCAGACCGTCACAGGCAGGTACGCGACATGTTCGAGTACTACATTCCGCTGCAAGGCTTTGACGAGAAGGCCGCAGAGGATATGTACGCCTACATGGGCAGTGACGGCACGCTTGGCTACGGCACTCCGATACGCTCTGCCAAGGGGCGCAAGAGCAAGGCCGACGACCCGGTAGCGACCATTCAAATGAATGGCGAGGCTGCCATACGTCAAGGCAACCGAAACGTGATGAAGCAACGTTTCCTGAACTTCGTGCAGGCTCATCCGAGCGACCTTGTCAGCGTGAGCGATGTATGGCTGCGCCATAATGATGTAACCGGCGAGTGGGAGCAGACATTCGATGCCGGCCTCAAAGAGGACGACCGCCCCGAAGACGTGGAGCGTAAGGTGCGTGACTTTGAGGAGCGCATGGAACAACTTGCCAAGAGCGACCCCGACCATTACAAGCGCGGCAGCGATGTGCCAAACATACCTTATCGTGTGGTGAAACCCAGCAACGAGCGTCAGCACCAAGTGCTGGTGCAGCGTGGTGGCAAGTCGTATGTGCTCACCATCAATGGCAACCCGAGAGCGGCGCAGGCATTGAACGGCTTGACGAACCCCGACGTTGAAACAGAAGGCATCTTCGGCAAGGCTATGAACATCGGCGCAAAGACTAACCGCCTGCTAAGTTCGTTCTATACGACGAGGAATCCCGAGTTTGTGGTAAGCAACTATATCCGCGATGCCTTCTACTCCAACAGCATGATGTGGATAAAGGAAGCCCCGAACTACGCAATGAAGTTCCACAAGAATTTCGGAAAGTTAAACCCTGTGATGATGGGCAAGATGTTTGCGGAATGGGAAAGTGGAAGTCTGCGCGAAAAAGTGCTGCAAGGCGGTACTGGCGAGACAGCCTATATCCGCCGTATGTTCTATGACTTCATGATGAACGGCGGTGAGACCGGCTGGACGAACCTTCGCGACATAGAGCGTCACAAGCGCGACTTGGAGAAATCGCTGAAACTGGAGCGCAGTGCGAGCCGCAGAGCATGGAAAGCCCTCGGCGGCTGTCTCGACTTGATGAACAGAGCCGTGGAGAACAACGCTCGCTTTGCGGCCTACATGACAAGCCGCGAGATGGGCAGAAGCGTTGAGCGCAGTATATGGGATGCCAAGGAGGTTAGCGTGAATTTCAACAAGAAAGGTGCCGGCGACAAGTTCCTGACTGCAAAGAACCAAACCCTTCTCGGACAGATAGGAGCGGCAACCGGTGGACTTGGACGTGGCCTGTTTCTCTTTTGGAATGCCAGCACACAGGGTTTGCAGAACATCGGTAAACAGGCGAAACGTCATCCTGCCAAATTTGCAGGACTTGCAACGGCGTTATTTGTTCTCGGTGCTGTCGCCCCGCTGATAGCAGAAATGCTTTCGGGCGGTGACGATGACGACAAGGATAGTTATTACAACCTGCCCGAATATGTGCGCAGGAGCAATCTGGTCTTCCGATGGAGTGCCGGTATGCCTTGGATAACCCTTCCGTTGCCGATAGAGTTCAGGGCAATATACGGCATGGGTGAGTTGGCTACCGGCGTGCTTACCGGCAAGGAGCGCTACTCGAATGAGGAATTTGCCAAGCAGTTCACCTCACAGATGAGCCAGGTGCTGCCGCTGGACTTCATGGAGGGTGGCGGTGGCTGGCACGCTTTTGTGCCGAGCAGCATAAAGCCCTTTGTTGAAGCGCAGGGCAATACGAGTTGGACAGGCTTGCCGGTTTACCGTGACAACAAGTTCAAGCCATACGACCCACAATGGAAACGTGCCTACGACAGTGCCAACCGGCAGATTGTCACGGCAACAAAATGGCTGAACGAGGCTACCGGCGGTGATGATGCCACGCAGGGCTTTATCGACTGGAACCCTGCGAGGATAGAGTACATGCTGAAAGGCTATCTCGGTGGTTACTTCACGATGTATGACCGCTTGCAGAAAACAGCCGAGACCGCTTTCGGTGACCGTAAATTTGAGTGGCGGAACATGCCTGTTGCCAGTCGTGTGCTGAAGAACGGCGATGAGCGCACTGCGGCACGAAAGCTCACCAACGAGTATTTCAACCTGCTCGACGAGTACGAACGCACCGATGCACGGCTGAAAGGCTACAAGAAGATAGTGGATGAAGGTGGTGAGGACGCGCTGAAATATGCCGAGCGGATTGACTACCTGCACAACAGCGAAGAATACAAGCACTATCTGCTGATGGACTACTACAAGCCTTTGATAGATACCTACCATGATATGGGTAATGAAGCCGAGGGCAGCGAGCAGCAGCGCATCAAGCAGGAGGAGAACGCCCTGCGCAGGGAGTTTGTCGACCTTATCCACGCGGTTGATGAGGGCAAGGAGACAGACCTTGATGCCACGGTACTCCAAATGCTGGAGGACAAGGCGCGTTCCGGCGATGTGGAAGTGCAGAAGAAAGCCGTGAGTGTAGCCAAGAACAAGTACTATAAACGCGACGGAGGCAAACCGGCCGGGTTAACCCAATAGATAACAGGAAAGTGGTGTCGGTAAGGTGTAACTTTGCCGATGCCATATAAACATCATCGACAATGGAAATCGTATTACATAGACTAAGCAAGGTGCTTGTGCCGCAGGGTGCGGATGAGGCCGACAGCGTGAAGCGCAGCAGGTTGTTGTGTCATGGCGACCGTGCGAGGGCGCAGCAGATACTCATTGAGGCGCAGGGTTACTACAACGCCATGTACCGTTTCCGCAAGGACAGGGAGCGGAACAAGCGTTACAACTACGGCGACCAGTGGGGCGACATCGTGTGTGTGGGCGGCAAGAGGATGACCGAGGAGCAATACATCATGTCGCAGGGCAACATACCGCTGAAGACAAACCTCATCCGCAGGCTCGTGCGTAACGTGATTGGTGTGTACCGAAGCCAGGCCACCGAACCGACCTGCACGGCACGCGACCGCGACGAGCAGCGGCAAGCCGAAACGATGAGTACCGTGCTGCAATACAACATGCAACTCAACCGCATGACCGAACTCAACGCGAGGACGATGGAGGAATATCTTATCAGCGGCATGGTTGTACACCGCAAATGGTACGGCTGGCGCAACGACAAGATGGAGTGCTGGACGGACTATGTGCAGCCCAACAATTTCTTCATCGACAACAACATGCGCGACTTGCGCATGTGGGACTGCTCATTCGTGGGCGAGATACACGACGTGAGTTTTGAGCAGTTGTGCGAGCAGTTTGCCAGGACCCCCGACGACTACAACAGGTTGGCAGAGATATACCGACAGGCGCGCGACAAAGGAACAAGCACCCACGCATGGGAGGAGTTCGGCTATGCCCGTGATTGGATAAACACCGACTTCCTTGTTCCGAGAGACGAGAGCCGTTGCCGTGTGATTGAGGTGTGGCGCAAGGAGAGCAAGCCACGCTACCGTTGCCACGACTACAACAGCGGTGAGATATTCAAGATTGACATTGAGGACTATGAGCAGATGGTGGGAGCCGAGAACAGGAAACGCATGGAAATGGCGGAGCGCAACGGCATTCCCGAAGATGAGATACCCTACATCAAGGCCGAGTGGTTTATGGACAGTTACTGGTATTACTACTATCTGTCGCCACTGGGTGACATCTTGGCAGAGGGCGAGACTCCCTATGAGCATAAGAGCCACCCCTATGTGTTCAAGGCATATCCGTTCATTGACGGCGAGATACACTCGTTTGTCTCTGACGTGATAGACCAGCAACGATATACGAACCGCCTTATCACCCTCAACGACTGGGTAATCCGAGCCAGCGCAAAAGGCGTGTTGCTCGTTCCCGACGAGTGTATTCCAAAGGGTGTGACACCCGAGGAGTTTGCCGACACTTGGGCGAAGTTCAATGGTGTGGTAGTCTATACGCCGAGCAAGAACACCAATGCCGTACCGCAACAAGTGTCCAATAACTCCACTAACATCGGCGTGCATGAAATGCTGAACTTGCAGTTGAAATTCTTTGAGGACATCAGCGGTGTGAACGGAGCATTGCAGGGCAAGCCCGGATATGCTGGAATGAGTGCCGCCCTCTATAACCAGCAGACGCAGAACGCCACAACGTCGTTGCTTGATATTCTTGACAGTTTCCAAGAGTTCATCCGTGATGCCGCCTATAAGGACGTGAAGAACATTCAGCAGTTCTACGACCAAAAGCGGACGTACAACATAGCCGGCCGCGCAGGAGTACAGGTGACCTACGACCCGATGAAGATACGCGATGTGGAAATGGACATCAGCGTAGTACCGAGCCAAGCCACGCCGGCCTACCGTGCCATGGCCAACGACTTCTTGATGCAGTTGTTCCAGTCGCAAGCCATCAGCATAGAGCAGTTGCTGCAAGCAGGAGACTTCCCCTTTGCCGATGAGTTGTTGCAGAACATTCAGAGCCAAAAGGAACAGTTGGAGCAGGGTCAGATACCCGAGGGACTTTCGCCTCAACTCCAACAGCAGATACAACAGAACATGCAACAGAATGCCGACCCCGAAGCAATTTCGCAACTACAAGGCGCGATGCAGGGATAGGAAGAAAAGTTTTACCCGATAGTGGCAGCAGATACAGGGCGACGGACAATCCCCATGTGTCTGCTGTCGCTGCGTTTGACGATACGAGGTATTTCCATTTCGTTGAAACAGATGTGCAGCCCGATTGCGCGTGTCATGAGCAAGTCGTCGTGTTCGCCCTGCACCGCACCGAACGAGCCATTTTGTTTTTTCTCATACACCAACATTTCGTTGAGGCACCGCTGGTCTCGCTCAATATACATACCCTCACGCACCACCTTGATAAGGTTTGAGATAATCATCGGCTTGGTTGACACATTCGTATGGAAGCCGTATTTGCGAGGAAGCCCTTGGCGTATGTCTTCCTCCGACTGACGGCGTGCATAGAGGTTCGGGTAAACGTCCTTGATTTGGTTGAGGACATAGTATGACTGGTCACCGTCCACATCGCGGTCGCGGTCATGTGTTTCCAGTGTATTACTCTCTATGGCAAGCAGAGAGTTGTCGTAGAACGCCGCAATCTGTGCCGCTTTCCACGCCAGCAGGTCGATGTCGATATGTCCGTACCATTGTGCCACGACGCAAGGTTTGTCGCCGTCCATCATCGCAAAGCGGTCGAACACCACTACCACAGACCAGTCCGCCTTGTGCGAGCGTCCGCCCACGTCAACCACGGTAAGGTATCGGTCAAGCACCACGTTGTAAGGGTCGGGCGCGTCGGGCATATCCCAAACCCATAACTGCCCTTGTCTGTCCTCGCCGAAGCGCAGTCCCTCCAAAGCCCCCTCTCCCTCATCGGCATTAGCGTAGATGTCGCCCACCTTGCGAGGGTCACGGCAAGCCTTTCGCAGCGGCTCGACGCGGTACTTGTCGAAGACGGAAGCGCCAGTATTCACAAACGCCTCAACATCATCAGACGGGCATTCCGCAGCCATCGCTCCGTGTGTCGTTACCTTACCACGCTCAACCATGTACCAGTAGATGCCCTCCAGTGTTGCCCCTTTCTCCCACAGCCACCACAGGTAGCGACCGCTTTCCTCACGATTTGACGGCTCGTTGTTGTTGTCCTTGTTCTCGTAGAGCGTAGTTGCAAAGGCTTTGATATTGTCGATATCAAGTGTGTTCTGCTCGATGTCGTACCACGGCACGAACATGGCACGGAACTGCGATTTCGGATTATCGCGAGCGTCGATGTACTCCCGATGGAAGAAGTTGCCCACGCCATTGGCCGTGCTTTCATAGACAATCATCGTGTATGGCTTGTTGAGGACACCCGAACAGGCGGAACGAACAATATCCTCGGGCTTCTTTCCGTCGGTTGCTTTCCATATACCCACCTCGGAAAGATGCACAAGGTTATAGTCACCGCCACGGCAACTGTCAGGCCGTTCGGCAGTACCGATTTTGATTTTGCAGTTGCGTTGCGGTACTCGGTATATGCTTCCCGACTTACCCACGCTCACCAGTTTCGGCTTGTTTGCGGCATACGCCTCGCCAAGTTTGTGCAGCATTTCAACTGGGTAGGCTTTAATCATGCGGTCGAACATATCCTTGATTTCGTCAGAGCCAGTGCCTTGATGGGCGATGATAAGCGAGTTGAGACCCACCTTGTGGACGAGTTGTAGCCAAGCCATGTAAATCTGTGAGGCGGTAGAGCCACCCCACTGACGTGCTTTGAGCATGACGAGGCGTATAGGCTCATTCTTCTTGCGCAGACTTTCCAGCCGCTCCACGAACTTACGTTGCGGATAAGTGAGACGGAACAGCACGTCATTGCCGCCACCCTTACGCTTGATGTACACGAATGTAGCCGCCCAAAAGGCGAAGTCGTAGCGAGAGCGTAGGCGCGTGAACTCCTCTACCACCTTTTCGCGAGCGTCGTCGGTGATGGGCAGAGCCAGCACGTCGCTGATAAGTTTGTCGATGCTTCCAACACCAGCGAGAGCCTTAACCAACGGTTCGTCCATCATTTCGATGGGCAGGTATTGCGTCGGCACTGGGTAGTCTGCGATAGTGAATGCCGTGCGCTCCCCGATGCTGCCCTCACCAGTTATGGGATTGAAAGGGGCGAACAAGATGCTTCGCCGCCGCTCATTCTCCGCAAGAATGCCGTCAATAACGCTTTTGCCTGTCATAATGCCCTTTAATTTCGTTGAAGGCTGTGTCACTCGGCAAAGTCGAAACAAGTTTCGCTTTGCGCTCGTTGTAGAAGCCTTTCTTGATTTTGTAGATTATCTCCATCGCGCAGCGAGGACGCATATAGAACTTGGGAGCAGGAGAGTTGACCACCTTTACTACCAACTCAAACATTGGTGCGCCGGGCAATTCCTTTCTCCTTTCCATGACACGGCTGTAAATCTCGCTGAACATTTCTCGCTTTGCAGGTCTCATGGTTTCCAGTATGGGTTTTCCTTTTATCAGCGCAGCAATTACTACCATTGCCCGCTCTTCGGAAACCCAAAAGCGCGAGCAAGGCATATTGACTATTGCTTCCGAGACCTCGGAAATGTCGATGAAGTCGCGCATGGATATTACTTCCCGAAACGCCCTCATCAGTTCTTTGTTCCGTTCGTCGGTAAATTCAAGGATGCAGCCTCTATATTTCATCCAGTTACGACCATACATATATGAGTTAAAGTGTTCAACCATTGCGCATTCCTTTGCAAAGTTACGAAAAAATTGCGACACACCAACACAAAAGATAACAATGTACACACCTTGTATTATCGTAATTTTGCATCACAACAGTATTGTAAACCGCAAAAAGGAAACGACTATGGCTGAAAATCAGACACCGACACCGCAGAAAAGCAGACGCGACCAGTTTGGTGAGCGACTGAAGAAAAAATATCCCGACCGCGAATATGCGGACGATGAGGCATTGTTTGGTCAGATTGACGATGACTATGCTGACTACGACAACCAACTCAACCAGTACAAGGAGCGTGAGAGCCGCCTGACCGACCTGTTCAGTAAAGACCCCCGTTCCGCACAGTTCATCACCGACATGGCAAAGGGCAACGACCCTTGGATTGCGGTGCTTGAGCGTCTCGGCGTAGATGGTGTTACCGACCTGCTCAACGACCCGAAGAAGCAGAGTGAGTATGCCGAAGCCAACAAGAAGTACGTGGAGCGTCTTGCCAAAGAGAAAACGCTGGAGGACGAGTATGAGAAGAACTTCGCCGAGAGCATGACCCTGTTGGAGAAGATGCAGCAGGAACGTGGACTTGGCGACGAGACCATTGATGCTGCAATGGACTTGATTATGCGTATCACCAACGAGGCCATCTTGGGCAAGTTCACCGAGGAGACCATCGACATGGCATTGAAAGCCGTGAACCACGATGCCGAGGTGAGCAACGCACGCAGCGAGGGCGAAGTGGCAGGACGCAACGCCAAGATAGACGAGAAACTGCGCAAGCCCAAGACAGGCGACGGCGCACCGAACCTCACAGGCAGCAACAACGCGCCGACACGCAAGAGTGCCAACCGCAGTATGTTCGACCTTGCAGACGAAGCCAGATGATAGAGGAACGTGTGCAAGTGGTGGACACCAAGCCAATGCAGCCGAGTAAAGGCAGCGCAGGACTGCGTACGCAACTCGCAGGTCAAGCCGTCACGGTTAGCAACATGGCAGCAGCAAGCGGTGGTATCGGTCGCGGTAAGTTAGTAGAAAGAGACACGAAATAGTTTTTAATCATCAAAAATTTTTAAGCAATGGCAGAAAATGTAAACGTTAGCGCAGGAGCGGCTATTACGCCGACCCCTGGCAGTGCTGGGTTAAACACCCAAGTACCCGGACAAAGTTCCACCGTGAGCGGCCTTGCAGACGCAAGCGGTGGCATCGCACCCGGTAATCTCGTTGAGACCGACATCGACGAGCAGTTATTCAGATTTCAGAGTGAGGACACCGCACTGATGTCGCTCATGCTGAAAGCGAAGAAAGTAAAGGTTAACTCCCCCGAGGTGGAGCATTACATGATTGACGAGCAGCGCAGCACTCTGACGGTAAACAGTGCCGTAGCGGCAGCAAATGCCAACTCGTTCATTCTCCCCTTGGAGGCCAACGACCAGCAAATTCCTCGTGACTACCACACACTTCTCGTATGCGGTGTGGACGGTTATGCCGCCGACGGTAAGACCAAGACCCCGGGCAAAGACCTCATGCTGTTCGTGACAGGTCGCGACACCGCCACCGGCAACCCTGTTTGCCGTGCCGTGAATGGCCCGAAGCAGACTGCCGCCGACCAGTGCAGCACCCCTGCAATTCCCACAGGCGCTAAGGTTAAACTCCTTGCCAACGCCATGTACGAGACGCAGAAAGAGGTTGACCCCGACCTCATCATTCCGCAGCCCTCCATCGTGTACTTGCAGAAGCGCGGCATGAACCAAATCGTGTCGGACTACTTCGAGGCACAGAAGAAGCACATCCATTTCACACAGGCCATGATTGCCGAGCAAGCCATTCTGAACTTCAAGCGTGCAGGAAACCGCACCCTTTGGGCAGGTCAGAAAGGCAAGACTTCGGTCAACGTGCCGAAGCTCGGTCAGCAGTTCGTGTACTTCACGGAGGGCGTCCGTTGGCAGTTCAAGCGTGAACTCCAGCACACCGGCAAGTGGAGCATTGAGAAACTCATTGCTCTCGCCAAGTTGTTCTTCACCGGTGAGGACGTTCCCAAGTCCGCACTCCTGCTTGCAGGTAAGAACCTGCTGGAGGAAATCCAGTGCATCGACTTCTCCAAGCACCCCGAAATTCAGATTATCTCGACTCGGAACCCGATTGGTTGGAGCGTGACGCGCATCCACACCGTGTTCGGCGACATCGACATCAAGCGCGAGCCGACCCTTGACACCCTCGGTTGGAGCAACAGCGGCGCACTGCTGGGTGAAGACCGTCTCGTACACTACACCTACTCCGCACAGCACGAGTTCAGCGACCGTGTGGAGGGTGAGGAGGCCACCCGCAAGGGCATGGTCGTATGGGATGCCCTGTGTCTGAAAGGTGCTTGCCACATTTGGATTGACGGTGAGGGCGAGACCAACGCAGGTGCAATTACCTACAACATTTGGGAGAGTGAGACAGCCCCGACTGCCAGCGACGTGACCGACGGAACTGTTTACTACTTCACCGCTGACTGCAAGTTGAACGAGACGCAGACCGCACAGAACGGCACGATGTGGAAAGTCAAGGTTAGCGGCACGAACCTCACTTGGACGGAGTACACAGGCATCGTTGATGCAAGTGAGTGAACTGTGGAGCATGTAACAATACCATAAGAAGAAGTGGCGGATGGCACTCAAAACGCCATTCGCCATTTCTCATTATAAGTCAAACCGAAACATAACATTCAAATAATATGATACGCAAGACATACGGAGTGTCCGGGCTTATGGACTGGACGACCCAAATCAAGGCTGGCAAAGCCGCCGTGAATGTGCGTTTCTCGGGAGGAGCGTTGACCGCCTACGGTGTAACTCCTGCCAAGTACAGCACGAGCAATCCGATTTTTCAGAGCGTGATTGAGAACAGCGACTACTTCAAGAGCGGTCGCATCAAGTTGCTCGACACAATGGAAGTTCCCGATGATGCAGCGTCAACGGCACGCAAAAAGCGCATGTCCGTCGCAAAATCAGAGAAGCCTACAACCAAAGAGGCTACTGTTGCGCCTACCGAGGCTGTACCTGCTGATGCAGAGAACGACAACGGCATTGAGGACGGCGGCGGACTGAAAGTTGTCGAGGTCGCTGACAAGAGCGATGCCATCGAGTATCTGAAAGAGAACTATCCCGACAAGGGCTATGGTGCCATGAAACTGCGCACAAAGTCAGCATTCGATGCCGCTTGCACGGAGCATGGCATCAAGTTCGTGTTCACAGCCTAACACCAGCGTGCCATGATATATCAAATCGACAAGATAATGCAGGATGTGCGCATTTGTCTTGACCAAAACATGATGAGTGAGGCATTGATAGAGAGTTCAGATATAGACACACTCTCTCTTAATGAAATCGTAAGGTCGAAGATACTTGAAGCCGTTCGTCGCGTACACCTCGAAGCCCCCAACTACTTGTTGGAGGGAGGTCACAATTTCGGTGATGCGGTGTATTGGCGTGAAATGGAGAGCGGTTGGGTGCTGTTACCGCGAGACTTCATGCGCCTTGTCGTGTTTGAAATGGACGACTGGGAGCAAGCAGTATATACCGCCATCAGTATTGACGACCCCGACTATGAGAAGCAGCGCAGTCGTTTCAAGGGCATACGCGGCACGTCGCAGAAGCCAGTGTGTGCCATTGCCATTCGTCCCGAGGGCAGGGTGCTGGAGTTCTATTCCTGCAAGAGTACCGACGCGCAAGTGAGCCGTGCGATGTATATCCCCTATCCGTCGATAGACGAAGACGGAGGTGTCGATGTGAGTGAGCGGTGCTATAACGCCGTAGTCTATACTGCGGCAGGTTTAACACTAATGACCTGCGGAGAGGTGGAGAAAGCCAACACCTTGTCCGACTTGGCAAAAACATTCTTACAAAAATGAGTTCAATAAAGACAACACAGATAGACGGTGATGTTTCCGTGGGTCGTAATGTCGCTATCGGTGGCAAGGCCGACGTAGCAGGAAGCATGACCGTAGGCCACAACCTCAAAGTAGAGGGTTGGCTTGAAGCCGCCAATATAAAAGGCGTGAACAAGGGCGTGTTCCTCACTGTGCAGGAGTTGCGTGAGGCATATCCCAATCCGCTTGACGGTTGGTTTGCGGGTGTTGGTTCGTCAACACCCTTTGCCGCTTATGTCGGCAAGGGTGGCGAGTGGGTAGCCACTGGCGGTACTGTCAATGTGAATGTTGACATGGGTGCCTACACCGAGGGCGTCTCGCAGTTGCAGGATGACATCAACGCGGTCAAGGCCTCGGTCAGTGCCAACAGTGCCAACATCGAGAGCAACAAGGGCGGGATAAGCAAGAACGCATCTGGCATCAGCAAGAACGCATCTGACATCAGCAAGAACGCTGACAACATCAGCAAGAACGCGGATAATATCAGCAAGAACGCGGATAATATCAGCAAGAACGCGGATAATATCAGCAAGAACGCGTCTGGCATCTCCGGTCTTTCGGATGCCGTTTCCGGTCTTGGCTCCCGCCTGTCGGATGCCGAGTCGGGTCTTGAAGCCATCGTGTCAGACAACAACTCGCACCATCCCGTTACGTTCGGCGGTTTCGTCCGTGGTGCTGTATCCATTGAGCCGCGAAGCCTGTATGGCGAGTTCCTCCCCACGGATGTCTTGTTCAGCGAGAGCCAACGCCGTTTCCTGTTGCGTCATGGCACGCGTTACTACAGTATGTGGAGTGGCTCCGACAAGTACATGGACGGTGATGTCCCCCATCGTGAGAAACTGTACATGCTGGGTGTTGACCTTTACATGTATGATGCCGTTTCCGGCGCTCTTGAGCAGTTTGGCGGCTCGTCGGTGAGCAGCATCTTCAATGCCACCAACGAAGTACCCATCAGCGGTTACTATGTGCTTTGCGACACCGAGAATACAGCCAAGAGCGCAGTTCATGCAGCATGGAGTGCGAAGAAAGCCGTTACCGGTCTCATCATTTCGTTTGAAGTCGGCTCAGGAATTTGGAAGACCTACCAGTATATTGGCAAGGCTGTAACGGAAGTGAACTGGTACAACACTGACAACTGGAAAGACTTTGGCAGTCTCGCGGCAGGAAGTGAGCCATATATCATCATTGACTATTTGATAGGCGCGCCCGTAGCCGGAGAGTTCTACACGCTTGCAACAGCCGTAACGCGGCTGATAGACTATCAGCGAGAGACGGGCGTGACCTACGCGAAGAAAGGACTTATCATCAGTTACCGCACTGCCGAGAACGAGATGGAGACCAAGCAGTTCCAAGGTGAGGTGACTGGTTTCAGTGAGATTGGTTTGTGGAAAGACTTTGGCGGCGGCTCAAAGGTGGAGACCAGCGACGAACCGAAGAAGGACGGCAAGGACGCGCTTTCCACCGGTGGCGCATACACCCATGTGCCGGCAGGAATGGTTGCGGACACCGATACCGATGGCGTAGTGAAGCTGAAGCTTGTCAATGCAGATGGCGACGACGTGGGCGACGAGGTTCAGTTCAATGTAGGCACAGGTAGCGGTGGCTCCGTCAGCGGCACTACTATTGCCGTAGCATTCAAGGAAAATCCATTCTATGGTAAGGCCGGCGGTTCGTTCATTGTGAAAGCAGCCATCATGTCTGTTACCAAGGCTGGTAGCCAAGAGACATCGAACAGTATCATGAGCGTGAACTTTGTGAACCGCACGACAAAGAACACCGTAGCATTCTTCTCTCCGAGGAAAGCGTCAAGCGCGACCCTCAAGGACTATTCATTTGATTTCGATTTGAGCAGTCTGTGTCAAAATGCAGGAGAATTGCCCTTGCAAGCCGTGATTACTGACGACGGAGGCAACACAGCCACAAAGAATATCAGCATCATCGCCATTGATGTTACGTGTGAGAGCGTGCAGACATTGAACTATACAAAGGAGACCTCGTTGCAAGTAGGAGGGCAGAAAACGTCCATCCCGATGTACCGCTTCCCCAATAACGCATCAGAGTTGGGTATCAACACCAAGGTGGAGATACTGAAAAACGGAGAATGGGAAGTATTGCAAGAGACCATTGTGCGCGACACCTACCCCCATAATGTCAGCATTGACCCGACAGGGCTTGGACATGGTGCATATCCCTTGCGAATACAAGGCACGGACATAGCCAGCGGCACGAAAGGCAACGTGCTTCATACAGCAGTGATGGTGATTGAGCAGCGCGAGAGCGTGGCCGACTACGACAAACCTATTGTTGTGGCACGCTGGAGCGACGACAGCGACGGCGAGGTGAAACTCTTTGAGACCTTGAAAATAGACCTTGCCTGTTACCAGCGCAGCACCCCAACCCCAACCGTTGAGGTTAGAGTGACCGACAAGACCACAGGCGCAAGCGAGACCCTCGCCGAGCGTGTGATGTACCGCAACCAGTATTACACGATGGAGAAGCGCATTGTGGGCTACAAGGAGGGCGACAACCTCGTGTTTGACGCTATCTGTGGCAGCGTATCACTCCCGGAGAAGCGCGATGTGACCGTGAGCGGCTCACTGCTTGATATTGCAGAGACTGATGGCGCACTGTACAAGATAAGTCTTGCCGGTAGGAGCAACACCGACACCGACAAGAGCATTAAGACCATTGCCACCGACGGCACAGAGGTAAGCATCAACGTACACAACTCCAACTATTCCACCAACGGCTTCGTCCTTGACACGTTCGGCACGGAGGAGAGCGGAGGACGCATGTCGCTCCGTGTGGCAGAGAACGTTACCGCCGAGAGTAGCGACAAACCTTTTGCCAGCACATTCATACCTCAGAACGGTCTCGCCCTGTCCATGACATTCAAGGTAAAGAACATCGCCAACAAGAACGCCCACATCATCAAGTGTATGGGTGAGCGTCTTGGTTTTGTGCTTACTGGTGAGAAGTTCTATGTGACGACCAACGGCGACAGCGAGGAAGCACTGAAAAGCGTGTTCACCACCGCCGCCACCTCCTACCTTGACGATGTGGTGTACCGCTTCGACATCGTGATAGAGCCACAGAGCCGCGCACCATACAGCGGCGTGATGCTTTGCAAGGTGTTCCAAAACGGCGACATGGCCGCATGTGTGCCTATTGACACCAGCAACGCATTCCCCACTATCGACGATGTTATCCACTTCGATGGAACGGATGCCGACTTGTATCTGTATGAGATAGTAAGGTGGAATACCTATTATGACTTCATACAGGCGTTCAACAACTACATCGTGAACATGACCGACACACAGACCATGCTCACCGAGTATGAACAGAACCAAGTGATGGCCGACATCACGGCAGAGGGAACGACTAAGCCTCGCCCCGATATGCAGAAGTTGCTCGACCGTGGTATTATGGTTTGCGTCTTGACACGCACGTCGGACAAGAACCTCAGCAAGGATGGAGCAGCCGTTACCGACAGCAACATCTATTATCCCGACTATATCGAGAACATCAAGGACAAGAAAACGTCGGTGTTGATGGACTGGTATTGCTACTTCCCAGACCGACCTTGGGCAGATTGCAGGGTGGAGGCAGTTCCAACCACCAACCAAGGAACATCAACCCTTGCATATGCGATAAAGAACAAAAAGGGCAAGTTCAAGAAAGCCCTGCGCATTGTCCTGTTGCACACACGCGAGGAAATCAGCAAGATGTACAATGGTGATGAGACTATCCTTGCCAAATATGACGAGTGTGCCAAACTTGCCGCCAAGAAGAAAATACGCATCAAGGAGGGCAGCACGCCTATTCAGACCGTTACTATCAAGGTGGACTATTCCGACAGTGCCGGTGCAAACAACTGTGCGCTGATGGAGCAGATGAACGATGTGCAGTTGGCACTTGGCAGCGAGTATATGACCCCTGCCCAGCGTGCCAACACCGACAAGACCGAGGAACTGCACACCTCCATTGACGGTGTTACCTGCGCCTTGTTCCGCACCGATTACCGCATCGGCCGGGATAAGGGAGCGGAAGCCGCCACACTTCCCGAGAACGCCTACTTCCACAGCAAGGCCAATTTCAACGCCGACAAGGGCAACCCCCACTTCTTCGGTTTTGAGGACGTGCCGGGCTACAACAAGGGCTGTGTGAACTACGGCGACTTCAAGGAGATAGTAACGCCGCGCGGCACAGACATTGACGCGTATAAGGCAACCGTGTTGAGCAACACCCCGACGCTCATCCCCGGAACGCTGTATATGATTAGTGAGTTCTGCGGACCTGAGACCCGCTTCGTTGAGAACGACGGTACAGGCAGCATGACCGAGACCGGCGCAGTGTCGGAATTTGTGGATGCCGGCAAGACCGGCGCGGAGATTGTCTCGGATGCAGTGAAGAACTACGACTGGGCGACGGTTTACCGCAGCAGCGACGGCAAGTATTACAAATATACCGGTGGTGTATGGCGCGACACCACAGGCAGCATGACCTACGACGGCAGCACCGGCAAATGGGTGATTGTCGGCAGGGTTCTGAACCCTGTTGAGTGCTACGAGTACCGCCAGTACCAGGAGTTCTGCTGGCAGCAGGGTGTGAACAGCGTCGATGATATGTTGAAGACACTTCACACCGACGACGGCGACGTGCCAGTCTGGTCAACTTACTACGAGAGCCGTTACCCCGACGACGACGATTTGAACGATTTGTATGCACAGGGCAAGAAAGTTCCTTACCAGTTGTTCAGAGAACTGGCATTCTGCCAGCAGTGCAACCAAAACCTCACTGATAACCAAGAGGAGAATGCCGCACTGAACCCCGACGGCAGCGAAAAGATTTTCAACGGTGCCGGTGCAAGTACGACCATCACGCTTGGCGGTCAGACTGTAGCAGGAACGAAAGCCAACCGTCTGCTGAAATGGCAGCGTGAGATGCACAAGTTGTTCAACCCCTACAGCACAAACCACTACATTGTAGGAACAGACTACAAGGCCACCGTTGACCAGCGAGCCAAGAACATGATGATAGCCGTCTATAAGGAGACCGACGGCAACATGCGCTGCTACTTCAACCACTGGTATGACGGCGACAGCGTTGACGAGGCCGACAACGACTGCTATCTCACTATCCCCTGGGACATGGACGGAGCGTCCAGCCACCTGTACCAAGGCTGGGACGGTGTGATGTTCCGTCAGTCGTTTGCCCTGTTTGAAAAAGACGAGGGCGTATGGATAGATGATGCCGGCACCATGCTGACGCTGCATGACACCGCCTCCGCGATGCGCTCCGCCAAGACCGCCACGGGGCAGGAGATATTCAGTGCGGCAGGCAGTTACCGTTACTGGATGACCAACCGTATCCTGAAGTGGCCAAAGGTGGTGAGCAGTTTTGACGGCCAGCGCAAGTACATTGAGACAGCGACGGCGGCGGACAACCACTACCCAGCCTTGCACGGCCTGCGCCTTGAAAGCCTGCCCGCGTTCCAGCGCAAGCGTTTCGCCTACCGCGACGGCTACTATCAGACCGGTGACCTGTTCAAGCACTTCTTCCAAGCGCGTGTGATGGGGGCCATCACGGTGAAAATAAGAGCCGCCCAGGACGGTTACTTCGGTATGGGTGTTGACAGTACCAGCAGCGCGAAGTATTCGTGCTATCTTCGGGCAGGTGAGAGCCACACCTTCACGGAGTCAGCTGCAGGTGTCGGTGGCAAGCTCATCTACATCTTCGGGGCAGACAAGCTTAGCGAGCTCGACTTGAGCGGCTGCACGCCCAAGAACAGCAACTGGGTAATTGGCGACTGCACCCTGTTGAGAAGTCTCATCATCGGCGGCGTGACCTATGCGCCATCATACACCGACGACATCCTTTCCGCGTTGAGTCTTGGGCAGATGCCGTTTCTGGAAGAGATAGACATCAGGAACAGCAAGGTGCTTACTCTGAACGCCAGTGGATGCCCCCGATTGAGGAAAGTGCTTGCGGATGGAAGTTTGCTCCGCACGTTCACCCCTGCGCAGTCCTCACCCCTTCGGACGCTGACACTGCCATCAAGCATCACGGAGCTTTCGTTTGTCAACCTTCCCTGGCTTGGCTACCCTGACGGCGGCATCACCTTCAATGGTCTGGCGAACGTGACGCGGGTGCAGTTGAGTGGCTGCCCCGGCATCGACGCTCAGCAGTTGCTTGCGGATGTGGTGAACAGTGGCGCGCGTCTTGCCGAGGTGTCTACCGACAACCGCGACATGACCGGCAACAGCAGCACGCTGGAGGCCATGCAGAGGCTTGGCACTCGCGGCATCGGCAGTGAGCATGCCAATGTGTGCGACGGCATGAACGGCACATGGACGTTCAGCAACCTCGTTGAGGCATCAACCTTTGCCAGTCTGCAAGCCTACTTCCCGAACCTCACTCTCTACAACGCGCAGTACACCATTATAGAGCTTGACGACGACGAGGAGAACGGCTACGACGCAGCCATCCGCAACCTTGACAACGACACCAAGGACGGTGTTGGCGAGGGCTATGTGCCAAGCGGTCATATCGCGAGGCTGCATTCGATGCTCCGTGTGTGCAAGGGTACTTACGATGAAAGCACGAAGAAGATGCGTCTGGAGAAGATAAGCGACGGCGACATGTACCGTCTGGAGAACGGCAATCCCTGCGACCTTACCGATGCCAACGGCCTTGGCTACGACATATTCCTTTGCCTGCCCCACTACTGGTACAAGGGCATCAATGACCACATTCGCCAGAAGAAATACACGGCATTCTCCACGGAGGCCTCCGCTCCCCGCAGCACGGCAAGTAAGATTGTCAGGAAGATGCTCGGCTCAATCCTGCTGAAGTCCTTCTCGTGCGTGCCTGCCAGCCGTTTCCGCTCCGGCGACGCTTTCGGCGCCGGCGACCTCACTGCCAGCAGTGCCAGCAATGTCTACTCGCTGGATGTCGTTGGCATGAGGCAGGTAAGGTGGCCCGCTGTCAGCAGCGATGTCGCCGGCGGCGTGTTCCTTGACGCGGATGGCAAGGTGAGAGGCACTGTGTGCCCGCACATCACCAATGCCAACAGTGACTTCATCGCCGGTGAATACGTCTTCGCCGCCGTGCCTGCCGGTTCGTGCCGGTTCGTGTTCACCTCCCCCGTGGGTCAGGACTTGCAGGAATGCATCGCCGTTGACAGCAGTGCCATCGAAGCCATTGAGCCAGACTGGGTGGAGCATAACCTTGAGCTGATAGGAGTGTATAAAGGCAGCGTCGATAACCTGAACCGCCTGCGCTCCGTCAGTGGCGCTGTCCCCCAATGTGGTACAGGTACGCCAAGCACATGGAACGGCTGGGGCTATGATGCCGACGGTAACGTCACCAACGGCCTGCCACCGACCGGCACAAAGCTGAACTTCACCTGCAAGGACTTCCAGAATATCGCTCAGTGCAGAGGCAAGGGCTACCAGCTTGTGGACTACGAGATGCACAAGGACATTGCGAACCTGTGGATGGCCACTCACGGACGCAGGAACTCACAGGCCGTAAACGGCACCGGCGGCGGAGTAGGAGTGAGGACAGGTGGCTCGGATGCGGCCAGCCGTCCGCCCCTCTACGAGACCGAAAGCGGCCGTCCCCGCACGCTTGGACTGGAAGACTGGTGGTGCAACGTATATGAGTTGATGGACAATGTGGCCGTGAACGTGCCGAGCTTCGCCGCCTACAAGAAGAACAGGGGTCAAGTTCCGGGTGGCAGTGTTGTTGATGAAGTATGGCGCATCCGCATGGCAGACGGTACGGAGCGCGCCGTTCAGGGCATCAGCGACAGCGGCCAAGAGATTTGCCGCGTGAGGCACGGACGTTTCTGTGATGTCGTGCCAAGCAAGTGCGTGACCAACGGCAACATGAACACCTATTATGCCGATGTATATCAGTACGAGAAAGTCACCGCCCGTTGTGTGTTTCGCTCCGGCGAATACGCTCTTGCGCAGAACGGCTTCGTGCGCGTCCTCGTTAGTAAAGATGCTTCGTTCTCGGCTGCCTACTACGGCTCCCGGCTTGCCTTCAGAGGCGAATGCGAGTTCGTTGAGTAGGCGAGGGGGGAGGCCGTTGCCGCATTGCGGCAACGCGAGTGCGTGCAACGGCTTCCCTTTTGAGACATCGACAAGACTTGCCACACAAAAGATAACACGCCGTCTGATACGATAATGTGTATCTTTGCGTCATGGAAAAGATTTATGGTGCAGCAGGACGCAGGGACGGCATACAGCAGACCGGCCGCAAGCGTTGGGAGATATTCTACGGCTACGGTGAAGACGATGGTGTGGGATACAACTACCGTCTTACTCTGGACCACAGGCCTGGCGTTCACGAGGTGCGGCAAATCATCCTCGACCAGATTAACGCCAACACCGACGAGAAGATACTGAGCGGCTTTGTGTGGAACGATGTGCGTGTGTGGCTGAGCCAGGAGAACCAAACCAACTTCAAGGCCGCCTACGACCTCAACGTGCAGAGCGGCGGCAAGATGCTGCCGATTAAGTTCAAGCTTGGCGAGGATGCGGACGGCAACCCCGTGTACCACACCTTTGAGGACATGGACGCTTTCGGAAACTTCTATATGTCGGCAGTGGCCTATATCAACGAGTGCCTCAATGCCGGGTGGTCAGAAAAGGACGGTTTAGACATGTCGCCTTATGAGTAACGGTTGTGGCTGTTCCAAGGGTGTGCTGAAATATATCAAGCCCCCATACGCCGAGAAGTTTCTCGCAGCCTGTACCGTGCATGATGATGATTACGACAAGGGAGGCACAGAGGCAGACCGCAAGGAAGCCGACCGCAATCTGTTCGTGAACATGGAGAAACTGACTATGCGCAAGAGCAAAAATCCCTACAGCATTGTTTGGTTTACGCTGATAGCCTTGCTTTACTATATGAGCATCCGGTTGTTCGGCAGTTTTTTCTTCAACTACGCAACTCATGGTTGATACGATATGATTGTTTTTTTGAGAGCCGCAGGTTTGATTAGCCTGCGGCTTTTCCTTTCCCACTCAAAAGATAACAATATGTTGTGGTTCAAAGAGGCTACTTTTGCAGTGAAAAATAAAAGCAATGAACTGGAAAGTTATCTTTGGCGCCATTGGTGGAGGCTTCGGCTGGTTTGTCGGCGAGTTCCATCCCGCATTCCCACTTATCATCGTGGCGATTATCTTCATCGTGTATGACGCATGGACGGCATATCAGTTAAACAAGCGGGTACACGCCAAGTACCCCGACAAGACCATGCGCAAGGAGGCGAAGTTCACCAGTTTTGCCTTCGGCAAGGTTGTCCGCTCGACAATCCCTAAACGGTTGTGGCTGATTGTTCTGGCGTTCATGGTGGAACACTGGGTGTTTGTTCATGTCAACATACCGTTGTCATACATTGTTACCGGTGTGATATGCTTTGAGCAGGCGTGGTCGATACTGGAGAATGAAAGTTCATGCCGAGATGAGAACGAGAGCCGTTTTTGGAAGACACTACAACGCATCATGGTTGACAAGACAGAGCGACACTTTGACGTTACGCTTGATGAGTTGAAGAATGGCGGTCGTGTTACAGAGGAACAGGTTGAGGCAGCATGCCAGTTGCTTGCCGAGTTTGATAATTATAAAAAGCAGCAAAGCAATGAGGATATTAAAGAAAGGTAGCAGGGGCGAGGAAGTAAAGACCTTGCAGAGGGCGTTACACCTGTATGAAGATGGCATCTTCGGCGTGTTGACCGAGGAAGCGGTAAAGGACCTGCAACGCAAGTATGGTCTGACCGTTGACGGTATCGTTGGCGCACAGACTTGGGCTGTATTGCCCGACAGGAATGCAGTGAAGAAATCACGTCGGACAATCAACAAGATTATTGTCCACTGCACCGCCACAAAGGATGGTAAGGAATACAGCGTCGCGCAGGTGCGCAGTTGGCACTTGAAACGAGGCTTCAGCGACATTGGCTATCACTACCTTATCGGGCTTGACGGCACGGTGCATACAGGCAGGGACGTGAACATCAGCGGAGCGCACACCGCAGGATATAACGCCAACAGCATCGGCGTGTGCTATGTAGGCGGTCTTGACAAGGACGGCAAGCCCAAGGACACGCGCACCGACGCACAGAAAGCATCGCTGCTCGGACTGCTGAAAGAGTTGAAAGCACTCTATCCAAAGGCTACCATTCACGGACACTATGAGTTCGCCAACAAAGCGTGTCCATGTTTCGAACCCAAAGAAGAATACAAAGGACTATGAACAAGGAAACAGTAAAAGCTGCGCTGGTATTCATGCTTGCCGGGCTGGCGTGCGGCATCATCATCGGTTTGTATCTCGGTCGTGGCCATGGCGATACTGTCCGTGTGGAGCGCGACACCGTTACCATCGTAAAGACGATTGCAGATTATTCGCCGACGGCGAATGACAGCGTGCAGGTGAGGTATATCACCAAGTTCTTGCCCATCGTGCGGCACGACACCATTTCGAACTATACCCGGGACACCATCATCCGCGAAGTCTATTCACAGGATAGTAGGGAAAATATACCGCCGCTGTATGCATCAGTTGACAGCGCAGCGGTGGTTATCCCCATCACACAGAAACGCTATGAGAGCGAGGATTACCGCGCCTACGTCAGCGGATATGAGCCAAACCTTGACAGCATCTTTGTGTTTCCTAAGACGACGACCATACGCGAACGCCGCAGCAAGCCGCCCGACAAATGGCACATCGGTCTGCATGGTGGCATTGGCTATGGCTTCAAGAGCAGACAGGCAGAGCCGTTCATCGGTATCGGAATATCATACAGCATCATAAGTTTTTGACTATGGACATTACACTACAGATAGACCAGTCGGAGGTGTTCAAGGAGGTGGCTCAGACCACCAGTTACACAGGGGCGAAGATGGACGACGACGATGATGCCTACGAGCGCATCAGCACGACCGACGAGAACATCCCCGAACTGAAACGCTTTTGGGACGAGAGCCGCGCCGATGTGGCCAAGACCTTTATCCGTATGCTCACATCGGAGTATATGGACGGCGACACCTACAACCTTGTGCTGAATGTGTCGGTGAGTTTCGACAACGCCCTGCTGCCGAGTATGCAACTCGGCTTGTTCTCTTATTTTGTGCAGAGCATCACCGCCAAGTGGTATGTGTATGCCAACAAGAAAGAGGCCGGGGAGTTTGCCGACCGAGGCAGCGCGATACTGGAGGAGGTGAAAGAAAAGGCATTCTTCAAGAAGAAACCGACCCGCCCCACCTACGACTGACAGAATAATAACCCATAAAATTATACGAACATGGCAGAGAGCAAGAAAGACCTCAAGGTCAACATCCAAACCAAGGAACTGAAGTTTGCGATTATGAACAAGTCGCACGTTACCGCCCGCAGTCTTCAAGCCTCGGGCAAACTGAACTACGAGGCCGCCGCGCATATGCAGGCGAGCGAGGACTTGGAGAACTCCTACGAGTTAATCCGAGCCATCAGCAACGCCATTGCCGAGACCAAGGTGGAGCTCGGCGAGTATCTAAACGAGGAAACCGCAGTAACCGACAACCTCATCAACGCCAAGGTTGAGAACGGCGAGTTGGTGACGCTCGATTTCCTGCTGCCCAGCAACTACAACAGCGCAGCCGCCGACGCACTGGGTGCTGGTGTGCATGAGTTCATCGTGGGCAGAAGCATCTATGAGTGGTATCGTCAGACCTGCCCGGGGATTGCCGACGCTTGCAAGGCAGACGCAGAGGCAGCACTTGACAGAGCGAAGAAAGCCCTTTACAAGCGCAGCCGTCCCGACCGTCCCACTTACTCCTAAACCACATCACGCCTTATGTCAGACTTCTGTAACACCTGCGTCAGCACGGACGATGCGAACAACGACGGCAAGCGCACTGTGCGTTTGAGGTTCAAGCGCAGCCAGTTGCTTTACGACATCAAGAACTACGCATATATTGAGAGCCATGTGATGGGCGACGACAAGGAACACGCCAAGCACATGCTTGCCGACATCGGCGAGGAGGGCAACGTGGACAGAGTGAGCCGTATTCTCGCGGTGGTTCATGCCGCTGTGATAGAACTGCTATACCCCTACACCAAAGCAGCACCCATCGAGGAGGAGATAGACAACCTGCTATGGGTTCCCGAGGAGTATGTGGTTGAAATGCACGTACCCGAAAAGATGTCGCGCACGACGCTCCACCTGCTTTCACGGTTGATACATGAGTTCATGGTGTATCGCGTGCTTGCTGATTGGCTCTATATCACCAACCCCGATGCCGCCGCCAACTGGGCAGCGAAAGCCGCAGCGGTGGAAGACGAGATAGGGAAGGCCAAGAACGGCCGCAGGGGAGTGTTCACAAGGAAGACCCACCCGTGGTAAGAGACAACACCTGCCGGACCGGGCAGGAACCACCCCGACAAAGGAAACGCACCTATCTTCACAGACGGGTGCGTTTTTGTTTTTACCTTAAAAAATTAACTAAACCTAATACAAACCTATGAAAAACACTATGATTTACTATCGAAGTTGATTGTTGTGCCTTGGCTCGAAGTTTACGGAAGCCCCAGATATGGACTTGCCATCGGTGAGTTTTGCCATTCCTGCTATGCGGAAGTATTTGTATGGTGTACCACGGAAACCGCGCAGGTAGTGGTCTTTACTTGACCAAACGAGCCGCCATGTGTAGAGGTCGCGCGAGCCGTATAGTACAGTGGCAACATCACCACGCCGGAAGTGTCCTCGCTGGATGAGTGCAGAGATTGTCTTATGCACGTCGGCAGCATCGAGTTTGAGCGGTCGGGTGACATAGAGAGCATGGCACTCCGTCTCGTCGGTGTTGCTGAATGATACCAGGCGATTGTCGTGTGTCATGGCCAGCGCGTCGGGATAGGAGTTAAGCGACGATGCGAGGTCGGAGTACATCATGCCCCACCGTTGCGACTTCAGCGAATAGACGTAGGCGTAGGTGTAGAGCGGACGGCTGTCAGCGTCGAGTGTAGGATTATAGACGATGATGCGCTGATGCACGTAGTCATAAAGCATCTTACACCCGGCAAGGAAGTCGAGGAACGGCTTGACAGGCACGCACGCATCAGCAGCGTGAGTGTCGCCCAGCATGGCGTGCAGTTGCTGCATGGACGGCAATGTAGTAACATCGAACGGTACTTCGGCGAAGATGTTGTCGGAGATACATTGCGTCTGCGAGCCGCTGATGAGCATTATACCTCGGGCGGACGGGAAAAGAACTGCGCTATCCAGTTGGGTGATGCTGTCGGGATTGATACACACGTCGCGCGTGATAGGCTGCTTGGCAGAGTAGCCTCCGGTGTAGGATACTTCGAGTGCCCATACACCTTCGGTGGTGAAGGCGTAGAGAGGGAACTGTCCGAACTGACCTTGTGAAAGAGCCTTGGCTGCGGAACAGATGCCATAAATATGTCCTGTGCCAACGCTGTTAATGCCTGTTACAGGAAAGAAGAAAGGGTTGTTGATTTCAGATGTATATATTTTATTGGACACATCTACAATATCAGACAAGACAGGAGCAGCATATTCCTTTTGAGTAAAGGAAGTATCCAAAGAGTTCATAATACCGCCAATAGTAAACGCCCCATTCAGCAACGGACACGCCTCCATTTTCAGCACAACAAGTTTATTTCCATACTGAACCTCCATTCTGACAGCCCTGTTATCCGGGTAGAATATCGGGCAGTTATAGAGCATCGGCAAGTTTACATCTTGCGGGCTTAATTGAAGTTCCGAGAAACAATCAACGACACGTTCGCCGTCTTCAGTATTCAGATATACATACACATGTTGATTTCCTTGAGTGCCTCCATTTACAGCGCAGAGCAAATGTCGTAGGCTGAAACCGCCAAAAAGTTTTTCTTTAACTCCGGAAATATTTTGTCTTCCGTTATAATTGTAAAGAGATGTGACACATGCTCCATCCTTATTAAAAGTAGGCAATAGTTTGTTATGAGTTTTGTAATCGTCAGTCATGACCTCTTGTGTTGCCAAAACAGGCATGGCAGATTTGTTGATAGGTACTTCCGTCATATATCCCATAGGGATATTGTCTGACTCGAGAGAGTAAGAATGCACCTTATAAAACGAAGACACACTGCGGACCTTATCAAGGTAGGCCTCGTCGGATAATAAAGGTATGTCGCAAATGACATCATTAATCTTATCCGCATCAGATTTCAACCTCCAAGGATATGTGTGCTTTTCAAGTTGGCCTCCTACGACATGATACGATGGATTTGCTTTCGATGCTGTTTTGATTTTCTCTGCACTATCCTCTCTAATGATAGGCAAAGACACAAACAAATCTATCGACTTTACGATGTCTCCCCACTCGTATTTCAACACGTCTAATCCACTATTTATTGCCCTGCAACGCAATGCCACGTTATGAGGTCTGTAGCGGAAGCCAAGTTTTGTCAATTTGAAATCGCTACTACTTCCATTTTCCTCAATAACGTCCAAGTTATTAACAATGGAACTAATATTATTATCAGATATAGATGAGAAAACATTTGGAATTTCCACTTGGTATGCGTTCGGCATGGAAACCGGCATAAACACAGGTGCGGAATGCATCCATTGTGTTCCATCGTACATACGATAGCAATAGCGGACAAAGAAAGGAGCATAGAAGTGTCCCTCTTTTGTGATGAGAGCATTTGTTTGGTTTATCAATGCCCAAATAGAGCCCTGCAGTTCTTCGATATGTTTATCCTTAAATGACACCGCCGTCTTTGTAGAGTTTATTTCAAGACAATCAGTTGCATTGTAAGCAGTCATTCGCCATGCCGACTGATATGTTTTCGAGGTATCTGTTGTTTCTATTGTTCCTCTATCGTATGATGCGCCATAATTAGTTGATAAGCCAAAGCACAGTTGGATGAACGGCGGTTGTGTACCCAAGTATTTATAATATCCTGTAGTTTCTGCTTTCCACAGGATGTAATGAATGCCATCGTTGCACAGCACACACAAAGTGTTTCCAACTGCATTTATCTTATATGCTTTGGTTTTACCGGTGAAAGAATGCAGGGCATCTTCAAAAGCCATGTCTTCGCTATCAATCCATGACAGTTTCTTTCCGTCGGCAGAGAGTTTGATGTAATGTTTGAAAACAGATGTGTTATGCACGAATATTACTCTATCCCCATTTTCGTATGTTGCTAACGGCTTCGGTTGGAATATCGGCTTGAGTTGGTTGTCCTCGCTGATGAGGTTGAGGGATGTAGCCAGCTGGCCGTCTGGGCATTCGTAGTCCGACGGTTCAGTGGCGTACCCTTGATATTGTATCTCTTTAATCATGGCTGCACGTTTTATTGGTAAAGTTAGCGAGGTTGGCGGTGTGCCGGGCGTTAAGTTTAGAGTTACTACATCTTATCGTGTTCAAAGATTTGCTTGCCGTAGATTTTGGCGGCGCGGTATTCAAGATTGCAGCCTTTCGATGCAGTCCATCCGTGGTCGAGGTAGATGGCATCGGAGGTAAGGACATGGTAGATGCAGTTTGCCATTGCCTTTTCCTCGTCGGCATCGTACATGTTATTGAAGTCGAACGTGCTTATCAATTCGTATTCCTTGAACTGATATTCGTCGGCAAGAATTTCTTTGAGCATTGCGATACGATGTTTTGCCGCGAGCATCTTCTCGCGCATGGTCGGCTCTTGCCGGGCGTTGATTGGTGTTGCGATGTAGAGTTTCATATCAGTATCTGAATGATGTGAAGTGAATAATTGCCATTGGTTTTGTGAGGTCGTAATGTCTGAACCACTCTTGCCAGTCCTCAAAAGAAAGCCCGTCGCGTTTGGCAAGTTCGTGTTTGCGCTGATAGACAATGCCTATACGTCCAAGCCCAAGTTTGCCATCGACAAACTCCAGTTTCTGAATACCGATACCATCTTCACGTGTAAGCCGTGCTATTTCTCGCTGCGTAGAACCCTTGCTATAAGGTTTACCAACCCATTGACGGATGGACAGGCAAGCCTTACCGTCAGCAATTTGTTCAAAACGTTTCTTCCAAAAAGCATAATTGGCCCTGATTGTGTGTGATTTGACGCCTTGAAGAAATTGCTCCTCAAAGTATGTTGGCAACCCTGCTTTTGCATGAGTAACAGGAAAGAACTGTGATAATGTCAGATAATATGTTTTCATTTGTCAAATAAATTAAGTTGTCTTAATATTAGAGTATTGAGCCAATCGAGGCATTTTGTTGAACCTCTACCAATCTTAGTTAGTTGTTCCTTGATGGACTTTGCCGCAGCCTTTCTCGCATTTATCTCGCTTTTATACACGAGGTCAAACGGCATTTTCATACATGGGTGGGAAGCATACATATCTGGTGTTTTGTTTGCACCGTAGATAAGCTCGTAACCAAAGACCCACTTGCCATTAGGATAACATGCTGTGAGTATGGTTATACGGCACAGCGATGGCTCGTTGTAAAACACTGTATTTGGATTTGTGAATATTCCACTCTCATTATATTCAAACTGCTTCATTGGTAAAACATATTTGGTGTGATGATGATTTTCTTCTTTATGATATTCATATATTCGGAATTGAGTTCAAAGCCGATGAAGTTCCATTATCCGAATAATGTAGGTTGTTGAGGTTGTTGCCGGGAAAGGTAGTCGTCGCCACGTTTTATGTAGGCATCTACGCTACGTTCAAGCAGGCGTGCCTTTGCCAAGGCATCGTGAGAGCGCGTAGAGAAGTATTCCCTTTGCGCCTCACGCATAGCCTTTACAAGATTGAAGAATTGTAAGCGTCCGTTATTCATTGTCGTCGAAGTCGATGGTGGTTTTGGCTGCTTCTGACTTTCCGTTTAATTCCTCGCCAGTGCGAGGCTTAAACATGAAGTCAGCCCATTCCTCGGTGAATTGCCTACCTGCGTAGGCTGCGAGTTCACGAGTTCTGAAGGCAAGCCGAGAGCCGACGTTGGCGCCCGAGAACGAAGCACCGCTATACGCATTGCAGCCCACGAAGCCGTAGCACGCGTTCGAGTAGTAGCCAGAGCGAAGAACACAACGCCCTTTTTCCTCGTCGTCTAACTTGTCGTACTCCTCTTTGGTATAGAAGTAGAACCAAGGGAAGTATCTGTACTCATCTTCTGTGAACTTCGGTTTCCAGCCCTCATTGAGGGCAGCAACGATGATACGGAGTTTGAGGTAAGCAATGAAATCTTCCGTCATTGGGTCGCCTTTGTATGCGGCAGCAGTAAGACGGTATTGTGTGACGAGTGGATGCTCATCACCCAGCGCATTGCAAGCATCATCAAACGTCTTGATACGTTCCGTTACAGGATGGTTATCTACTTTCTGTTCGTCCACAAGAGTGAGGACACCTTTAATCCACTCGGCACGTTTGCCGTCGGGAACAGGGATAGTTATTTCTTTACTCATGGTTATTGTGCTTTAGAGGGTTGTTTACTCATGTCTTTCACGCGGATGTGCGAGCCGTCGGCAAGGATGAGTTTCTTGCAGTCGGTTGTCTCGCTTGGGCAGAAGTCACACTTGCCAGCCTCTACGATAGTGAGACCGACAAGGCTTTCACGCATCTTCTGTGCAGCGGCAGCAGCTTGTGCAGCCTCCTGTTGCTTCTGCTCCATCTTAGCCTCGTCGATACGCTGACCGAGAATTTCGACATAGGCGGACATTGCACCACACTGGGCTTGCAACTTTGCCTGTTTCTCTTTAGGCAATGCTCTGAACTCCTCAGACATCAAGAACGTGTGCAGTTTCAAAACGCGCTCCTTGACATCTGCATACTCAATACGCATACGGTCGAGGTATGTGTCAGCAACCTTGTAAGCCTCCTCAAACGTCTCTTTTGGCGACCATGACTTGTAGCCGTCCGGGTACTCGACGAGGTAGCCGTCTTCGCCACCCTTTGCGTCAGCAAGGCTGCGGTTCAACACTTTCTCTGCTTCACTCTTTGCCATCGGCTTAGCCATGATGGTCTTTGTTCCAATGTACTTTTTCATTGTAGGAATTGTTTAATGTTAGATTTCTAATACAGGTATTTCAGGAGCAAACTCCGTAATATTTTTAATTTGTTCGTCAATTAGGCGGTCGCGAACATCCTCCACGATAGAGGCAGCATCGGGGGAAATAAGTTCCAAAGCAACATCACGACCATTGACAGTGGCAATAACTTCAATCTCAATTTCTTCGGGCTTAGCACCTTTGTAGATGGGGATGCAGACCTTGAACGATGCTGGAAGATTGGAATTGACAATTTTTTTATAGACATCGGTAATAGAGCCGTTGTCTTTCTTTTCACGCTCGACTTCCGTTTCTATCTTAGCCCGGAATGATTTCAACTGAGAAACGAGAACCATATTTTCGTTACGTTCCTTGAAGTAAGTCCTATTGATGCGGAAGAAGTTTGCCAAATCTTCGGGTGCAAACTGTACATCCATGTTGACACCAAAGGACTTGAACTGTCGGGACAACTCGATTTGTCCAGTGATAGACATGCCGTTTCTCTTGTCGGTTTCATTGATAACCAGTTTGATGTTGAGGTTGTCACGATTGACAAGGAGGTGTGTGCGGTTATGCTCCATCTGAGGGTCGTTCCATCGTTTCTGTAGGAAAGCGAATGGTGCAGTTATTGTTCCTGTGATGTTAACTTTCTCCGGCTCAAGAATGGGGAGAGGTTCATTTACATGGTTTGTTTCACGGATGATAAGTTCTTTAACTGCTTCACCCTCGGCAAAGTTGATGTTTAATTTCTCTGTGTTCATAATTCTAAAAGATTTAATTATTGTTATACTGATGATATTTATTCAGCCTTACGCATGACGTGGAAGAGAGTTGGCGAAAGTTCTTCACGTGTTGCAGGACGAGAGGAAACGAGTACGCCCTCTGCATTATAGAAGCAAGCCATTTTTTCCTCTTGTTCGATGAAACAATAGCACTTCTCGTGAACCATCTTACCTTTAGACTTTATATCAGCAAGGAGTTTTTGGCGGTTTTCCTTTAGAGGCTTTAGTTCAATGTTTATTTGCTCTTTGTAGTCCTTGATGTCCTCTTCAAGGTCATTGATGCGTATGCAAGTGTCTGACAATTCTGTCTTCTTTCGTGCTAATTCATCTGCATCAAAACTCTTGTGATAGTCCATTTCTACCACACTGTCTGCATTGTCGATAAGGAAGTTTTTCCTTGCGTCGAGGTCGGCAATGTCCTGTCCTAAAACTTTGTTAATCATAATTTTTTTATTTTTGGTGAATAATGCTATTAAATAGTTGGAGTTGTTTCTTCTGTTACAATCTCGTCCAGCGTATTGTGTATGCTGGTTTCAATAGTGCTAATGTGTTCCGTGATGATGTTCTCAATGTCGGCACGCTTGATTTTGAGCGCGACTTCCGAGCCATCAGGGAAACGTAGGCGCATTTGACAATCCATGTCGGGATTGTTCGTCAACTTGTCCTGTGCTTGCAGCAGTGAGGCGCGAGAGCAGAACAGCGGTTGGAGTTCTTCGACGAGCGAAGCGGCTGGGCCTGTTTCGGGAATGAAATCTTTTGTCATACTGTTTTGATTTATTGGTGAATAATAAGTGAACTTTCCAAGTCAGCGTACATGGCTTCCACATATTCCACCACTCGCTTGTATTCGCGTCCGCTTACCGCGCCATCCTTGTATGCCTTACGTATAAGTTCTTCGCCCGTGCCGTGGAAGCCGCCTACACTCCACATCCTATTAGAGCGTGTGTATGTAAAGAATCTACCGCTCGACCAGACGTTCTTTCCAACATAGTATCCCACCTTGTCGGATATTTCTGCATCGCCGCATATCACGGCATCGCCACACACCACGGCATCGCCACACACCACGGCATCGCCACACACCACGGCATCGCCACACACCACGGCGTTTTCACACACCTCGGCATCATCACACACAACGGCGTTTCCACGCACCACGGCGTCGCCATACACAACGGCGTTTCCACGCACCACGGCATCGCCATACACCTCGGCATCATCACACACCTCGGCATCATCACACACAACGGCGTCGCAATACACCTTGGCGTCGCCATACACAACGGCGTTTCCACGCACCACGGCGTTTTCACACACCTCGGCATCATCACACACCACGGCGTTTCCACGCACCACGGCATCGCCAGACACCTCGGCATCGTCATACACCTTGGCATCGCCATACACCCAGCTGTCGCATGATTGCGACAGGTTATTTTCACTCTCCACGTATCCGCCCTTGTCGCCTGTCTTCACATCTGTGAGGTCCCGCAGTGCTATTATTCGGTACAGCGTCCTGCCGTTTATGATGGTGGTGTCGTCTTTTAACAATTTGTATTTCTTTTTCATGGTTGTTTAGGTTGATTGTGTTCATACCTCACCTACATTTTCCTTTAATTCAACTTCTGCATCGTATTTATTGCAACTAACAACCCTAACATTGTTCTTTCTTAACTTACTTGCTACTTTCTCCATTTCCTCCTTACCACCTTTGTAGGCAAGTGAGAAATCATGCGTCCACCAATACTCCTTAGACTTTCGTCTATCAACAAGCATTAGTGTCGTATTGTCCTTTCGGCTGTCTTGGATGACAATAAATAAGTCTTTGTTTCCTTTCTTTTGTTTCTCCCTATTTAGCCTGTCTTTTTTTTCTATTTCTTTATTCCTCCTTTTACGTCTTTCTCTTTGCCGTGTGTAGTAATCTTCATCTAAACCAGCAAGAGTTGTTATAGTATTGGCTCTTTGATATTCTGCTTCTGCAACTTCTTCTGCAAAAGTTCTATAACTGTCTCGAGCTTCAAAGTCAATATACATATCTCCCAAATGGGCAGCTTCTGTATCATAATAATCAAACATATTTATATTTTCTTTAAATTAAACATTTCCGCTTGCGTGAAGCCCTCAATGTCGAATATAATTCATTACATTTTTCAACATCCTGTTCTGTAATTTCTGTTTCTTTTGTTTCCATTTTATTATACTGTTTTGAAATTTATGAGTGAATAAAAAAGTTATCTTCTGCTATCCCCAGTGAGAGGGATGATGTTGTATGTCTTGAAGCGGTCGAGCAGTCTCCCGAAGCCATCCTTGTACTTCTCTTTGAGTTGCCCGGTGGTGAGGTTTGTGGTGAGGTGTGCCATCTTGTGGTACTGTGTCCAAATCTCGTTGCGGGCATGCAGGAACTCTGTTGTCAGCGTGTCGGTGTCAATGCCGTAGAACTTGGTGGACTGCACTCCGATGTCGTTGAGGCAGATGTTTACGGGGGTGCATTGGAAGCCTCGGTTTTCCTCCTCGTAGAAAGTGTATCGGTCGAGGTTGTTGTGCAGCGTGTAGTAGTTGACCATCTGCGTGACGGAAAGGTTGTGGAAGTAACGAGGGTTTTCCGTGATGCGCAGGTATTCAGAAAACACCTGCATGAGCAAAGTCTTACCAGTTCCGACAGCCCCTTGCAACATAATGTGCTTGTGGAGTTTGTAGCCACGGCCAGGGAACACGTCTTCTGCGAGTTGACATCCGTTGAAGTAGTATAGCAGGAAGCGCAGCACGTCCCGGTTGTCATCGTCAACGACGAACTTTCGCCTCTGATGAGCCAGCACGACGTTGTTAGCCACCCACATGAGCGTTTGGGCATGAGCGTCAAACACTTCTTTGATGGAAAGGTCTTGTGACTTCTCTTTTTCCTGCTGCATCTTTTTCCATGCACGTTCCATACATTGATTAAGTGTGCTGATGTGCATCCGTGCGAGAGTTGCTTTCTGTTGTGCCTCATGCTTTTGTTCCTCTGTCATTTGCTTATCTTCCATTGTTATAATTTAGAGGGTTATACATCTTTGCTTCCAAAGCCACTGTCATACTGATAGTCTGCAGTTGATGGCGGTTCTGTTTCTATGCCCTTTGCCTCTTGCTTGTCTTTAACCTTAACGCGCATTGTGGCGATAAGATGTTGTGACCAGTCGGTGTAGTCTTGGTGTTGCTTGTTGGACAGTTCCCATTCCGCGACCACATCTTTTGCCGTTTTCTTCAATTTCGGCATGTCTTTAGGTTTCAGTCCGAGGTTCAGCAGCAGCACTTCAAGGTTGGCTTTGTTCTCTTTGCTGAAGAAGCGGATGAGGTAATCCGCGTTATCAGTGGCAGGTGTCCCTACTGGTGCCGGCTTGGGTGTAGGTGCTGGTTTGGGCGTGGGATTATCCTTTAGTCGCTCATCTGTCTGTGCATTTTTCTTGCTCCATCTTGCTTTTGCACCAATCTTTGCACTCTCAGAACGGTGATTTCGTTTGGCATCCTTTGCTTCCATTCGATTGTTGAAACTGTCGGAATAGAAGTACTTACCATCATCTGTAAGGACAAATAGCCCGAAGTCTTCAACTACAGACTTGACTATGGCAGCATCGACACGAAGGTCAAAGGCTATCATATTGTAATCTTTGACGCTCTTATAACTCTTTTCCTCCCTCAACCGTTCGAGTATCATAAAGTAAACTCCATATCCTGCTGCACCATGCTTCATGCGCAAGCGTATGAGCTTCTCATCGTTACGGGCGTTGCTGTCGTGAGAGAAATAGTTGGTTATCTTTATTTGCTTTCCCATTGTCAAATATTGTTTACCGTTCAGTAATTCTTATTCCGTACACGAGGAGCATGAGCTTCCGTTTGATACGGTACACGTCGGTACGTACTCCCTTGGTGTCTTCGACGATGTGTTTGCCATCCTTGGTGTCATAAACGAAGTCCGCAATGTAGGAGCAGGCGCGTTCAATCACTTTGCCATCAGCACCACGCTGGGCAGGTATCAACTCGTAGGGTACTTGTTCGCGCAGGTTGGAGATAAGTCCGGCACGCTGCATCAAGCGCAATTCGTTGGCGCGCCGGTGTTCCTTTCGAGAGTCATAGCCGCCGGAGCGTTGCGCATGATATTTGTTTCCGTTTTTACGGTAGAATGTCGGGATGCCCATAGTTCTTACGGTTGATACGTTCTTTCAATGCGTTGTAGGCTATGAACTTCACCTGCTTTGTCGGTGGCAGCATCATGGCCGTTCCTTTGCTGATGTTGCGTGCCTGCTTTGCAGCGCGTCGCACCGTCTTGATTGTGCCGAAGCCACGCAGCAGTATGGTGTCTCCGGATACAAGAGCATCGGCTATGATGTCGATGAGGTTTTCAACGGCATGTGTTGCCTGTGATGTGGTGAGGTCTGTACGCTTCACCAACTGGTGGATAATGTCATTCTTTGTCATGATGTCTTTTATTTTTCCTTGTTAAACTTTTTCTTTACGAGTTGATTATGGAGTAGTTGAAGTTGTCTGATGTCCTCGTACTGACGAAGCGTAAGTGAGCGTCTTGCCCCACGAGCGATAGCCAAGATACGAGGCAACTTCTCTGTCAGTTGGCTGAACTGGCGGTTGGATATTTCTTTCATTTGTGTTCATCGTTGTAGTCTGTGAGGAAAGCCGATTGCAGTTCGTTGAAATAGAGTTCATCGGTCGGTATGTCATCATCCGCCGCCATTATCTGACTGGCGATTGACTTCTTCCTGTGTATGATGCGGTAGAGTACCGGGTCGATGGTGTGCTGTCCGAGCAGATAGTAGCAGGTGACATTATCTTTCTGTCCGATGCGGTGTGCCCGGTCTTCACATTGGCAGCAGTCGGCATATGTCCACGGCAGTTCGATGAACGCCACGTTGGATGAGGCTGTAAGCGTGAGACCGACACCGGCGGCCTTGATTGAGCAGATGATAAGTGGGCTGTCGCCACTTTGGAAACTGTCGACGGCGGCTTGCTTCTCCTGTGCGCTGTCGCGGCCAGTAACGCGTACAGCATCAGGAAACGCGTTGCACAGTTCATCTACAATCTCATGGAGTGAGCAGAACAGGATGAGCGGTTTGCCGCTGGCGAGGAATACGCGCACGAAGTCAACGGCCTGTTTCACCTTACCCTTGGCAGATAGCGAGCGCAGTGTCATGAACTTGACAAGAGCCTCCATGCGCATCTTGCGACGTATCTCCCAATCGGAGCACTCCTTATATTGACGCAGGTACTCGGCAAGGTCTTCCGCTGCAAGCGCGTACTCCTCCCGGTTGGCGATTTCCACATAGAGGTCTGTGCGCGTCTTGTCGGGCAGTTGCGTCAGCACCTTTGCCTTTTCACGGCGTATCATGCAGCGGCGGTAGAGTTGCTGAGACAGTTCATCAAGGTTGTCATTCTCCCCATAGTCAGCGAGGAACTTGGCGCGGCCTCCGAACTCCTGCAAGCGTCCCATGATGGATAGTTGCGATACGAGGTCTTCTGCCCGGTTCACCACCGGCGTGCCCGAAAGCAGTATGCGCCACAGCTTGCCGTCGGCAATGCCGCGTGTGAAGATGGTCTGCTGTGCTGACGGGTCTTTTACACGGTGGCTCTCGTCTATGATAACAGAGCGGAATACCTTTATGGCATCGTTGAACACCACATCCTTGAGGCGGAAAGAGCGACGGTCTGAAGAATTGATGTCCCAAACGAAATACTTGCGCAGGCTCTCGTAGTTGACGATGGCAACATGGAACATACCCATTTGCAGGAAGTATGGCCATGCCGTGCGTGTAGCGTTGTCAAGTACAAGTGCTTTCTTGTTGGTGAACTTCTCAAACTCGCGCTGCCAGTTTATTTTGAGAGATGACGGGCAGATGACAAGGGCAGGGTAGGCGTCGGCCGTATCGACAATGCCGATGGACTGGAGTGTTTTGCCAAGTCCCGGCTCGTCGCCTATGAGCAAGCGGCGCTTTTCAAGCCCGAAGCATATCCCCTCCCGCTGGTATGGGTACGGCTCAATCCTCAAGTTATGTCGTAGTGCGTTCATATCAAGCGTGCAGTATATACTTTGCGAACCTGACGGGCCGTCCTGTTATCTTGCTTCTTGCCTCCATCTGCTCTGTTGTGATGTTGTATCCCTCGGCGCGCAGGCGGAATATCACGGCTCCAAGACGGTAGCAGCCGTATTCACGCAGTGCCGCAAGCGGCTCGATGCTTCCAAACTCCTGCAAGTGGCGCAGGATGAAATTCTTTTGTGTGATTTTGTTGTCTTCCATGATTGTAAGTGTTTATAGGTTCAGACACCAGTATTGGAATGCCAGTTCTTCATATTTCTCACGTCCACGTTTGTAGATTGCATCATCACGGTTGATGAACTTCTTGAACACGCAACAGTTCTTTTTGCTTATGCCGTAGATGAAATCACGGTCGGAGTGCGCAATATCCATGTACCATGCACGGCTCCTGTCCCAGTCGAAGAAGTCCACAGCCTCGTCAAATTCTTTCTGCGTAGAAGCGAAAGTCGTTTTGAGGTCGCCACCGAAGCCGAAAAGGTCAAGGAACCAATCCCACTTGCAGCGAATGTCGAGAGTGAAAACAAACCCACCATACTCAAACTGCTGTTGCTTATTTACCATACAGCGTTGCGTGTCCGCAATCTCCAGCACCTTTGCAAGAAAAGCATCATTGCGAGCCTCCCGACGAAGCGAACGGTACATTTCTTGTGCGTGACGGAACTCGTCTTCCGTGTACTGAACATCGTCAACGGTGAACTGGTAGTAGTTCACGCGGTCGGGTTCTGTGATGATGGCATCGACAAGAGAGCCGAAGCGGAACGCTGCCTCCTTGTCGCCGTACTGCTCCCGCGGATGCAGCAGGTTTTTGAGTTCGGTGAGGTCGCTGTTGCTGACCTCACTTCTCCCGTAGTATTCATCTTGCCTGTCCTTCATGTCCTCACAGTATCTCCGCGTCCTCGTCTTCGATTTCCCATCCGCCGCAGTCTTCCGCGATGTCCCTCCACTCGCTGACGCTCATTTCCGGCACGTGTCCGTTGGCGAATGCCGTGGCGATATCTCGTAGTGTGCTGATAAGCCTCCCCGGTGTGCGGTGCTGGCTCTTGAACCCTCCGAGCCAGTCGGTGTCTGAGAAGTCCCTGCCGTCCCTCTCCCATGTGCCCTGTGCATAGTCGGTTGTCTCGACGGTTGCGTCACGGTGCATGTTGCAGGAATAGCGTATCTCCCTTCCCACTGGCAGGTTGTCTGTCCCGTTCCACGGGGCGCGTGGGTCGTTCCCCGCGCCTGTTGGGTAATATCCGCTCTCGTTCATGGTTACTTTGCTTTCACGTCGTCAACGTATTCAACATGTTCTGACTTTATCAGTATAGGGTGCTCCTTGTCGTTAGCCAGTTTGTTGCAGTATGTCAGTTGCTTTGAGAAAATCTTTTCCAGTTCCGCGACTGATAGCGTGCATCCGTGCTGCGCCCACCACATGCCGACAACGCTCATGAAGCCCTCCGGGTTGATTACGTTGATGCGTTTTTTGACCGACGTTTTCGGCTGGTACTGGCTCGCTTGCAGTTCTGCCGCTCCAAAGAGCGTGTCCATTTCCTGCTTCTGTGCGGCGAGTTCGGCAGCGGCTTTCTCCTTAGCCTCACGTTCGGCACGTTCTTTCTCTCGCTGTTCGGCTTCCTTGCGCTCGCGCTCCTCCATCTGTTTCTTGATACGCTCTGCCTCCTCCTTGTTGGCTTTGGCAATGCGCTCCAATTCCTTACGCTTGGATGGCATACGGTCAAGAATGTCGTCGCGGTTGGTGGCAATCTCAAACGTGTATTGCTCATCGAAACGCTGCTGTATCTTCTGCTTCACGTCGGCAGCGATGGCACGCGCGTCTTCGGGCGAGAGAACTGAGGGCATCAGCACTTCGGGACGAAGCGCATTGAACCAGTCCTGTGAAAGTTGGTCGCTGGTGTTTTTCACTCCGTCGTAAACGATGGCATAGTTTTCAAGTGTCAGAGACTTGTCAAGTTCGATAAGACGGTTACACGTAGAAGCAACAAGCGCATTGAACTGGCGCAGGAGGTCGTCTTCGACATCGGTAGCATACTTGTTCTTTGCCATCACCTTAGCCTGTTCCAACTGCTTTCTGCGCTGCTCTGCCTCGTATTCCTCGCGTTTCCTGGCAGCGTACTGGTTGCGTATGTCCTGCAACTGTGCTGCAACCGTTCCTTTCTTTGCAGGGTCAACCTCGTTTTCCAGTTTTGTATAGACGGAGCGGATGTTGTCAAAAATCTGTGTTACGGCGGAACGCTTGCCGTTCATCTTGCGCACGGTCTTCTTTGCCCTGTCAATGAACACGGCTATTTCCTGGTCGAGCGCATCGTTCATTCCCTCGCTGTTTGCACGGCTGAGAAGTTCCTTCCCACACTGGATGCAACGGTCGTGCGAAACGCTGTTCTCCTTGAAAGCCTGCGGCGCTGCCTTGACGATAGTGCCAAAGTTCTGCGGCTCAAATACTGTTATTTCTGTTGTCATGATGATACTTTGTTTTGATTGTTAATGATTTGTGTGCAAGGTTGCGCTATTGCATATTCCACATAGCGGTTGAGGCGCGTACAATAGAGGCCGTTGATGCAGTTGGATGTCTGCGGGCATCCCTTGCACGCGCTTTTGGTTGTG